TATGGCAATTACGCTCGATGGAACTCTGGGAATTACCTCACCTGCTGAGACAGTACAGGGCGCTCTAACAACCACTGGTAACACTATACTGGGTGATGCAACTACAGACACACTGAATGTTGGCGCTGGTGGATTGGTAAAAGATGCTAGTGGTAATGTGGGGATTGGTACAAGTTCGCCTACTTCTAAATTAGATGTACTATCAACATCAGGAGCAAACATTGTTTACTCTAGGAATACAGGAACTACATCTTCCGATTCCTCACAAATGCATTGTGTTAGTGGGTCGGTAATCCTACAGTCATACGCATATAATTTTGCGGGAGAGGCTGTAACAGGTACGCAAAGCAATCACCCATTTGTATTTAGAACTAACAGCGCAGAACGTATGCGTATCGACGCCAGCGGTAACTTGCTGGTGGGGGGGACAAGCAATGCGGTTGGCGCAAGAGCAATTATTGAAAACGCCAGCGGCGACCAAGTCGGCATTCGCTACACAGGAATTGCCACTTATTACTTAAACGCTACCAGTGGCGGTGCGCTTGCAATTAACAAAGACGGAACAGAACGTATGCGTATCGACTCCAGCGGTAACTTGCTGGTTGGCGACGCTGTTGGTGGTCAAGCAACGCGTCTTAGGATGCGGTATGGAGCAGGACAAAGTTGGGGGTGTGGTCCTCTTGATGCCGCAGTAAACAACTTTTATGTTGTAAACACAGCAGGAACTGGTGTTTTTTTAACATCAGGAAATACGTCTTGGACTGCAAACTCTGATGAACGATTAAAAACTGATTTAAAACCCATTGAGAACGCTGTTGAAAAAGTGAATCAATTGCGGTCAGTTACAGGTCGTTATAAAACTGATGAAGAAGGCACTAGCCGTTCATTTTTAATTGCACAAGATGTTCAAAAAGTATTTCCCGAAGCAGTTAATGTTCAAGAAGATGAAATCGGTACTTTAGGAGTTCAATACACCGAGGTAATTCCGCTTCTTGTGGCTTCCCTAAAAGAACAACAAGTACAGATCACTGACATGAGCTTAATGATAGCTAACGCTAATGCAATGATACAAGAACTCAAAGCAATTGTAGATGCACAAGCAGTACGCATTGCAGCACTTGAAGCATGACCATCAACAAAGAATTCATAGACCAACCGGCGCATTTCATTGTTGCTCTAGTTCTTGTAGTTTTGTTTTCGTTTATCACATCACTCTGGATGGCAGGTATCATTAGTGCCGTGACTGGATTAGTCAGAGAGATATACCAAAGATATGATGAAGATAGGGCGTGGTATGACTTTGGGCCGGGATCACGCTTAGACTTGATCTTCTGGTGGCTAGGTACTGCCACAGGATTCGTGTTAATGTTTTTCTGGGATATTTAATGGATGCTCAAACTCTAATCAATATCGGGGCTGGTGCGACACTAGCAACAGTCGGCTGGCTTTGTCGTACTCTATGGGATGCGGTCGAGAGACTCAAAACAGATATTCAAAGGATAGATGTATGTCTGCCGAGTAACTACAGCCGGAAGGATGACATCCAGTGCAGGTTTGATCGGCTCGATCTTACGCTGGAAAAGTTATTCGATAAGTTAGATACCAAAGCAGATAAATGAAACAGGCTCAACATTCAAAGACGCTCTGGTGGAATGGAGTATTAATTCTGTCTCTAGGATTAATAGAATTAGCCGCCACCACATTCCAATTTTTTATCCAGCCCATCGTTTATGCTGGCCTAATCTTTGTCAGCAGTGCCGGAAATATGATTTTGAGATTCAAAACTACCGAACCGATTGAATGATTCCGTTTTTATTAGCACTTCCGCTTGCCACTAAAATTGCAGCCGTTATAACGCTCTCTGTCGCATTATTCGGCGCGGGGGTTTATCAGGGCATCAGAATTGGCGAAGCGTCCTGTAGAGAGGCTGTAATTGAGTCCCAGAAGCATACGATACAGGCAGTCACAGAGCAGGTGCTGGTTACTGATAAAGTCATCACGGATTACTCAGCAACTATTGGACAGGTACAGAAGCGGTCGAGGGAGATATTAAGAAATGCAAAAGTGGACGATAGTATTATTCTGCCTAGTAGCTTTCGGGTGTTCCACGACTCTGCCTCCACGAACACCGTTCCCTCATCCACCGACTTTATTGATGCTGCCACCGTCTCAATTGCAGACGTTACCGAAACCATCAACGCCAATTACGGTTCGTGCCACGAAAACATAACGCAACTGAACTCGCTGCAAGAGTGGATTCGTAATCAATCGAAAATAGAATGAAGCTATCCGAACACTTTACACTTGACGAAATGACCGCTTCAGACGCGGCGCAAAGACGCGGGTGGGACAATACACCTAATGCTGACCACACCGCTAATCTTGTTCGACTATCGGCGTTCCTAGAGCGAGTTAGAGTGGTGTTGGGGAATAAGCCTATCTCGATTACGTCAGGCTATCGCTGCAAACTGGTTAATGACTCGGTTGGAAGTAAGGACACGAGCCAACACCGCTTTGGCTGCGCGGCAGATATTCGTGTGGTCGGCATGACTCCTCGGCAGGTCTGCGAGGCGATCATAAAATCAAAGCTAGAATACGACCAAGTAATTTTGGAGTTCAATAGCTGGACTCATGTATCTATTCCGCTGCTTGAGTTCAAGCCAAGACGAAGCGGATTGATTATTGATAGTGCTGGAACCCGTCTCTACAGTTAAAAGTATACCCATTTATACCTGTTTATACCTGTTTTGATATATACATGAGTATAAACTGCCGATTAAGTCAGGCTAGGAGGACATAGCCGAAAACTGTTTTAGAGTTCTGCGTCGGGAAACCCAGTAAATTCTTTATCAGCCGCCCGACTTATTAGCTGCCAAGATTGACGCTTCTAATTCTTCATCAGAAAAATTTAAAAGAAATTTGAGATTCTCTATCTTGAACTTAAACGCAGGTTCTTTGTCGTCAGGATCGCCACGATCTTCCCTTCCTGTAATGCAATGAGGAATATTATTAGGAAAGTCTGTAAGTGTTAAGTACGAGACTCTCCCTTCTGATGTTCGTACTATTATAACGGTCGGTTTATTTAATGCTTCGTAATAGTGTTTTGCTGCAAGCCACTTGTTAACATTTAAAAAATATCCACCATATCGCTTTACCTGTTCATAAGTATTAGTCAGCGTTCGTATTTCTACATAGCAAGTAATCTCATTGTTTTTATTATGTACAGCATAATCTAAAATCCATTTATCGGGCAGTTTAAGTAACTTTGTTCCGCGTTTTTGTTCAACTGCGGTAGCTATGGCTCGTTCTACGGCTAATTGACGTGCTGTCTCGTATGGTGTTCTCATAAGTAAAAGTGGTGATTTCCGCAAGTTTTATAAAAAGGTCTGTTCCATTTAGGGTTAACTGATTTTGAGTGAAAGTGTGTAGCTTTGAATTCTCTATCTGTATAAAGGGCGGTCCTAGCAGACTGCTCGGCTTGCTTCCACGCCACGCTCTCTATGTTTGGTCGATGCTCAGGCTTTAAAACTTCTCCGTTCATCTTCTCAGGCACCCAACTAAACTGATATGGGGCTAGAATAACTTTCTTAATATCTCCGTTTTTCATACGATTTAAAACTACCCTCGCTATTTTTTCCTGACAGATTACAGGCTCAGAGCGACCTTCAAAATACACCGTCATTGTTAACCACAATAGCATTTCAGCCATTTAACCCCCTATGTACGTTTGATCGACATATAGAGACAATGTGTCGTTTCTATACTCATATATCTGGCGTTTTTTTCAAGTATGGTTTTTTATAATATCCTTTCTTACAGGCAATCATTGCGTCAGCGATCCGATATGATGTTTCTGCAATATCCTTACAATCCTCTTTGTCAAAACTGTTCCACCCATTGGCGATTGATGACATTGCCATTGCTGCTAATTCATCTCGTCCTACTTGATATTCATTCATAACATCAGTCCTATTAAATACCCAATGATTACGAGGATCACGACTATTGGGGCCATTGCGAGAAAGACAATCAAGCCTTCGTGAGCCGATAACTTACGCTTAAATTTCGTTGTCACGATTACCTCCCATAATTAATATTAGATAACTCAATAATGTCTCCTCGCTGATTCCGTGGACTCGTAGAAATCCTCGACTACCTAACCCGTGGACTCCTGTTTTTCCTCGGTGATGTTCTGGGCATAAAGGAATAACAGGAGAGTTCTCACGTTTGCCACCGTTCCTGATGTGATGAATTTCTGCCGGAGTATCATACACTTCCTTATGCCGACACAGGATGCAGCCCCATTCAGCAATTCTCGCATACTCTTTTTTCCTGTTCATTGAGTAGACTTCATTTCTAGTCGCGCAGACGCCTCTAGGCTACGCCAGACTTCAATCTTAGCCTCTGCTGCTACCATCAGCCAACGTAGCCTCTCGTACTCTTGGACCGCTGATGCTAGGGCTTTAATGTGGGCGATGTAGTCTACATGAGCGTAGGCGTAGCTTTCTTTTGCCGATTCCGTCTTAGCGTCTGACTCGATCATGAGCAACGCCTTCTTACTTTTGCGGTACTCAGTCAGATATAAAACGACTGCCTTTGATTCTGCGAGGGCTGTCGAATGGTCGCGTATGAAATCAAGTGCTGCAAAAGGGCTGATAATTGGATCAATAGTGTCAGTCAAAACTTTCCCCTACTAAGTAGAATTTGCGGTTTGTAGTGCGTCCGTTTCCAGTGATGATCTTCTGATCGACTAGGGCTTTTAAGCTGCCACCAAGACTTGAGGGCGAGATAATGTGTCCACCTAAAGCCTTTTCCAGTAACTCTCTACGTTGTGCGCCGGGTTTTTTAGTGATGTATTTCACAATGTCTCGCATTGCTTCAGTCATTCTTTTGCTTGGTCTAGCGCGGCTTTCCCTTTTATATTCCCTCATCTCCACCGTTCGCATAAGCCTAATTCTTTGGGCAGAGTCTCGCTTCTGTCGGTTTAATTTATTGATACTTAGAATCTCGTCAGCGATACCAACGAGCGACCCTTTGCCAGTAAGGTCGAAGTATTGAGAACCCACAGGCCAAGTCATGACAGCCGCATTAATTCAGTCCAGTTCGTGATCTGGGGTAGTAGCTTTTTACCGTGAATCGCGCTAATTCGACCAAGCCTAACAGCCTCTTGGATAACCGCTTCCCTACCGTACTTATCATCTCCAAGACTAGGGAACCACTCGACAGGTCGAGAAGTCTGGCGGGCTGCATTGACCAGATTCGAATATGATTCTTTAAAAGCCATTCTAGCTGCCACCTGATCGCCCTCGTTAAGTAACGGCTGCGCTGCTGCCATAGCTGTTAGCATTTCTTGGGACAGGATAGCACTTACGCTTTCATTGCGTGGAATCATGCCCCACGCTTCATCGGCAGAAGGTCTACCGTCTTGGGCTTGTATGATATGGATCAGATCTGAAGGCTTCGGAGCGAAAGGGGAACTTTGAATATGGTATGAAAGAGCATTTTTAAGATCAGAAAACGAATACTTATCCATCGAGTTCGCCCAGATCATTATTGAAGCTGGCGTTAGTTTTGTTCCGTAGACTTCAAAAGTACCAATAAGCAGGTTATTAAATTCCTTTTTCTCACTCGTGTTCATATATAGCCCCCTCCTCTTGTTGGTCCAATGTCAAATTGAAAGCGTCCACTACTGCTCGATTCTGTTCTGCAACAGATAACCTTTCTACTCTACCGAACGACTTATCACGCCTTACCCAGTTACGCCAAGTCGCAAACCAATCTAGCTTGATTCCTTTGCTTCCGGGTTGAGCCTTCCAGTAGTCGTAGAATTGATCGTAGATAGAATGGACTTTAGTGGCAGTCAGTTCTGGTCTTTCTAATATCGCCCAATCAACCCACTCCTCGACAATCTGGGAATAGGATAGGCGCGAACCGCGCAGACTCTCTATGGTTAATGGTTCTTGGTTTATAGTTAGTGGTTTATAGTTAGGGTTAATTTCGCTTTCATTTCGGTTAGCGGATTTAACCGACTGGGTTTTCTCCCGCTTGGGTATTGGCTTTGGAGGTCTACCACCTTTCTTCCCATTCTCAGTATTTGCCTTAATCATGCCGTGATATTCGGCAATTTCTACGTCAATGCGTTTATGGATGTACCCAGTTTCGGAGAGTTTAAAGAAGTCATGTAGCACATTCTGCAATAACCCAAGCGAGTGGTTATCGAGTGATAACCGACGAATAACCGACTCGGTTTCTTTCGGTATTGGCAACTCGTCCAGATAGTACCAATCTATCAGGCTGCGATAGATGTAATGCTCGATCGGAGTTAAATGAGCCGTATCCTTCCGATAGTCTGCAATGTTAAATTTATAATAGTGCATATCAATATCCTTTACGGTGAGAGCCGGGGATAAACCGACAGGCTTACAACCATAGAAAGGGGTAGGCTGTATGCCCTTATCTCACCGAAAAAAATACTGAATTGCATTATGAATCCCTCTCTGTTGGTCAGGTTTATCAATCCTGATATGAGTATTATGTATTACAACTTCATTCTTGTAAACTTTTAATTCTTACCACACAGGCACCGCCTTTAATAACTGATCCACGTGAAACAATTAATTGATCTACCTGCGAGTCATCATCGAATACACCAGCAGCCTGTAGAGCATCGAGCAACGGCTTCAAAACATTATCTATATCACGCCTTCTACGGTCTGGCGCATGAAGCAGAACTTCTACCGATACTTTATCAGCACCGAACCTAGCGCGGCGGCTGGCAACAACTACCTCTAGCTTAAAATTATTAGCAGTCTTGGTAAGGAATCTACTCGACCCGCGAAATCCCCAGTAGGTGTTTACTGACGGGGGATAGGGTAATTTAAGTTCTATCATAGTTATAAATTTGAGGTATAATACTTATTGGCATTTTGCCATATTTGGAGGTTGAAATGGAAAAAATTATAGCCGAACCCGTAACGATGAGAACCAAATTCCCAGATCATCTAATCGGTAGACTACCAAAACCTACAGCAAAACAGACCGAAGAAGTGCGAGCCGACTACATGAAAGGTATTAGATGCGGTGAGTGCGGTGGTTGGCATCATCCCAAAGTAGTTCATCTCGATTATGTAGGTCACGCCGCTTTAACAGATCGGCTTCTGGATGTTGATCCTAGCTGGCACTGGGAGCCGCTTGCTTACGATGAGAACGGACTACCCTTTGTAGACTTAGAAGGCGGGATGTGGATTCGACTGACAGTTCTGGGAGTGACTCGCTTGGGTTATGGAGACGCACAGGGAAAGACCGGGGCTAACGCCAGCAAAGAACGGATCGGAGATGCGCTGCGAAATGCTGCAATGCGATTCGGTGCAGGTCTTGAACTCTGGCATAAAGGCGTACTTCACATAGAAAAGGAAACAACATGAATCCCTCATCACAGAACTTTTGGTTACTTGCACAGCTAAAAAAGAAACGCCGGATAACGTCGTTAGATGCGATGATGGAAGCGCAATGTATGAGACTGTCTGCGCGAGTTTATAACTTACGCTCGATGGGCCACAACATTCACACAGAGAACGTCCACCTCGACAATGGGAAGGTAATCGGGAGGTACTTTCTAAAATGATAACTCAGGGCAGTGAAGAATGGTTCGCGCAGCGGCTCGGTCACGTTACCGCCAGCCGGATGAGTGATGTACTCGCAAAAGGGAAATCAGGAGGAGAAGCTGCCACTCGTGCCAAGTATCGGATGCAGATTATTGCCGAACGTATCACTGGTCGAGTAGCCGATAGTTTTAGTTCTGCGGCGATGGAGTGGGGTACAGAACAGGAACCTTTCGCTAGGATGCGATATGCGGCTGACACGGGGCGTATTGTAGACGAGGCGGAGTTCTATACTCACCCCACGATAAAATGGCTAGGCGCGTCACCTGATGGGCTTTTGAACGATACAGGAGGACTATTAGAAATTAAGTGTCCAAATACCCAGACGCACTTAGGATATTTGCTCGACAAGAAAGCCCCGGCTGCTTACATCAATCAAATGCAGACGCAAATGTGGGTAACTGGTCGGGCTTGGTGCGACTTTGTAAGTTTCGATCCGAGAGTTCCGGAGCATCTACAGCTATTCATAGTCAGGCTAGAGCGGGATGATGCTTTAATAGAAAAGATGGAAGAAGAAGTGCATAAATTTCTTGGCGAAGCAGAAGTATTAATTAATCAATTGGAGAATAAATAATGTCTGATCTGAATCAGTGTTCGTTTATCGGCAGGCTTGGGAAGGATGTGGAATTGCGCGTCACGCCAGCGGGGGATTCTATAGCAAATTTCTCAATTGCTTGTGATTGGAAAACCAAAAAATCTGAAGGAGTTGAATGGGTAAATATTTCAGCCTTCGGGAAGCTGGCAGAACTTTGCGGTCAGTACATCGGCAAAGGGTCGCAGGTCTACGTTCAAGGGCGTATGAAAACTGACAAGTATGAGGACAAGTCTGGTGTAACGAAATACTCTACCAAGATCGCTGCTGATACCATCCAGTTTTTGGGTAAGGCAAAAGAGACGGGTAACGTAGTTCCTATGAAAGATGAGAAATCAGACCCTTACAAATCCGCTTTCGATGATATGCCTGACGATTTGCCATTCTGATATATAATGAAATGGTCGTAATCTGGTAGTTGCGACACCTCCATCGAAGCAGCAAAGGGAAAGGGGGCTACGAGAGATCGTGGCCCTTTTTTTCGTCTGGATTATCCGTGTCCGTGCGGAGACTGTACGCTCTCCGGCGGAGACTGTCTTTTACCCGCTTGCACCGAAATATATCGAAACGGGCAAAGCGGGAAGCGGGAAAGCATTTGTAATATATTGATTCTATTAAAGAAATAAATGTATTATAAATATGTGTACTTTATAATACCTCTGTAATAAAATTCTCTACATCGGGATTCATTTTGAAGCCCTAAACAGGAGATACAAATGACACGATGCAAACTTAAAGACGTAAAGATTGGTGAGTTTTTTAAGATCAATCCTAAAAATGATGCGGTTTATTTTATAGAGAGTGTTTGTGAAAACCACAAGTCTCACATTACGGTGCGCGAGTTCCACGCGTACTCAACCACACCCGCCGAGGTGTTTGTAATGAGCAGCAACGTCTTTGTTTTATTAACTGACTAAACAACCCTCCCCCTTCGGGGGGTTCTAAGGAGATACAGATGAAAACGAAAACTTGGATTTATTGCTTTGAAGGATATGAAGGAAATAATTTTCAGACTCATTGGGTGGGTGAATGTGAGGGAATTCCCATTAGGACGAATGTCGTGGAGTTACAGGGGGAACTTGTTGAGTTCACTAGCGAGACTCGTCAGGGAGTCATAGATCAGATAAAAACCTGTCTTGGCGTTAACAGTCTTTGGATTCAATAAGGAGAATGAAAATGAACCAGACAGATCACATCAGGAACTTTGAATCAATCGCGGTGGCTTTGCAAGATGAAGCCCCAACCGAAAGGGCGAGAATTTACATCGAGTCTTTAGCAATGAGAATTTGGAATAAGGGGCCTAACTGGATTGATGCTCATTCCGATATGTTGAATATTCACGAGAGTGCGGATCAATTAGAAAATACATTCCCAGTTGAGGACAATCGCCTTTGGTTCATTGAGCAATGGCAAATGGCATTAATGGAGAAAACATTATGAACGGATGGACGAACAGAGCGACTTGGCTGATTAATGTATGGTTCGAGCCAGAGAGCAGAGAGCAAGTAATGTTAGCCCGTGACACATTCGAGGAAGCGGTATCAGAATTAGCATCGAAGAACGCTTGGTTATCAGATTTTATAGATACGGACATAAACTGGCGCGAACTGGAAGGTCATTTCGAGGAGGAGGAAGAAAATGAGTAAATACGACGAGTTATTTCCCCGCCCACCACGCCCACCATTCGAGCCTACGCCGTGGGTTATAATCGCGCTGATAGTGATGGCGGTTGCTTTTACATCATACATCTCTCAATCTTGTTAGGGGCATAAAATGGACATCGGAAAAATATTAAATCAGTCTACAACTGACTATCAGGTATCAATGGCCCGGCTTGTTCTGTCATACATCCGAGCCGATGAAGCGACTCAAAAACAGCTATTGGAATCGTATATAGCAATAATCAAAGAATATGAGGATGCGAGAGAGGACGATAAAAGCGACGAGAGAGACTTATCTGAGTTAGATCAAGATCAGCTAGACGAAATGTGGGCAAAGGAAGATGATTTAGAGCGAGACGATGACGAATTGGGCATTGACGAGATAATGGACGATCCCCGCCACGGACAAGCTGATCCAATCAATCGGGGGGGTTACTGATGATAGAAGTAGAGGCAAAAAATGCGACCTTAGATACTTTAGCAGTTACGATACTTGCTCTACACGTTAGCGGTAAACAGATGACCCAAGCGGTGTTCAAACAACTTCCAGAAGGGTCTGAGGAAGAAGGTGATCCAATGTGGGGCATTGTCAGATATTCTGGTATTTGGATTATATTTTCTTCAAAAGGCACTCTATACCGAAGGGAACTTCGTATTGGAAGCCCTAATTATAGGGCGGTATTGGATGCGACAAAGGAACTGAATGAGTTTGATGCCCGGGAGTCTGCTCGTGCGCGGCATTATCCATACGACCCAGAAAATGCGGCCTCTGTTAAACGGATGTTGGAATTGGCAGCAAATCGGCTGGCTCTAGTTAAAGATTTAGAAGATTGGCAAAGTTATTATGATGCAGATTTAGTCTATCAAGAAAACGAGATCGCTCTATCGAAATTGCAGCAACTTTTCATAGCTGTATAGGAGGAGAACACATGAACTACGATATTGCACCCAGAACAAGCAGAGAAAGCGATGATCGCAATAAGTCACACGATGGGTACTTACCCTATCTAAACGCTCCTCGCGGCATAGGGCGGGGCTATATCTCAAGTAGTTGGGATGAAGATGATAGGCGGCTCGTGCTATGGATTAAAGTGGCTTTCGTAGCATCCGTTGGCGGTCTCATATGTGTCATAGCTGCTGTAGTTATATGAGATATAATACTCGCGTGGCTACTACATCATAGGAGACAGGAATGGCTAACGCAGCAGTAAAGATAAGAGCATTACTACGAGAGCATGAGGGTGAGATAACGCTGGCCCAGATCGCAGAAAAGACCGCCTTAAAGTCTAATGAAATCTCTATGGTCATGTGCTACCTGTTAAAGCAGCGGTACGTCACCCGAGTTAGGATCAAGTCGGATGAGATCAAAGGACGGAAAGAGGTCTGGTCATATACCTATCACCGAGTCAGAATGTCAGTGCCAGCAGTAAAAGCCGGGGCTATCGAGGGATTCGTCAATGCAGGTTGAACAGATCGGCATTGAGACATTAATTCCTTATGCAAACAACGCCCGGACTCACAGTGAAGCGCAGGTCGCTCAGATCGCGGCAAGTATTAGGGAGTTCGGCTTTAACAATCCAGTTCTAATAGATGAGCAGTCGAGCATCATAGCGGGCCACGGGAGGGTGCTGGCTGCGCGGAAACTTGAATTGGATAGTGTCCCGTGCATCCGGCTCAATCACCTCTCAGAGACGCAAAGAAGGGCTTACATCATTGCGGATAATAAGATCGCTGTGAACGCTGGATGGGACGAGGAGTTACTAGCCTTAGAGTTAACCGAACTGACAGAATTCGGGGTCAATATGGATTTGACTGGATTTACGGTCAATGAAATAGTTGGGCTTGCGCCGGGGGAAAATTACCCAGACTCCAGCGCCGTAGAGATTGACCCAGACGATTACAAGCTGTGCGATACCTGTCCCAAGTGCGGATTTGAATTCAATGCAAAAACCTGACTGCGCGTGGAACTTGTTTGACCTCGACAGCGTGCCGAAAAACGGCATAAAGGTAATGAGTACCTTCGCTTGCGGCGGCGGCTCAAGCATGGGCTACAAGCGCGCAGGGTGCGAGGTGGTGGCAGCTAATGACATTGACCCCGAAATGGCGTGGCACTACAAACTGAACATCAAACCTAAGCATTATTATCTTTGCCCCATCCGTGACCTATTGACCGCAGACCTCCCGCCTGAGTTATTCGAGCTAGACATTCTCGACGGGTCACCACCGTGCAGCACGTTCAGCATGGCCGGGAGTCGTGAAAAGTCATGGGGCAAAGATAAGCACTTTCGCGAAGGGCAATCCAAGCAGGTATTGAGTGATCTGTTTTTCGATTATCTGGATTTGGTTGGCAGACTGCAACCAAAGGTTGCTATTGCGGAAAACGTCAAGGGGATGATTCTAGGCAACGCCAAAGGCTACACCAAGATGGTTATGGGGCGGTTCAAGGAGTTGGGTTACAGGCCGCAGTTATTCCTGTTGAATGGTGCCGATTGCGGCGTACCTCAAAAGCGTGAGAGGGTGTTCTTCTGTGCAGTGAGGGACGATATTGAAGTGCCTCCGTTGAAGTTGGCACCGACGCATAGGTGGATTAGTGTTGGGGAGGCGACGAAGGATGTGCAGGAGTTGACTGTTGACGAGAAGGAAGAAACGGCACCCACCACTAATGATTTGAAGTGGTGGTATTTGACGGAATGCGGGAGCGATTATGGCGTGGCGGCAATGAAGAAAACAGGGAAACCCACTGGGTTCTCGACGAAGAAATTAGATGGTAAAACCCCATCCAACACGCTAACAGCAACCGATATGTTTAAGCATTGGCAGCAATGCCGTAAACTAACTTACCGCGAATGGAAGCGCCTCGGTTCATTCCCAGACGATTACCAAGCCAAGACCGATAAGATCGGCAAATACATGATCGGCATGAGCGTACCTCCCAAAATGACAGAGGTCGTGGCTCGTGCTGTGTGTGAGCAGTGGCTTGGTGTGAATCAACTTGGAGTCTACAGGAGCAACATTTGACATGTCCTGAGTGCGAGACTGCGAAGCAGAACCCTGGCTCCGGTCTATACCAATTCAATTGCCGTAGTTGTCGGGAAAGATTAATATCGAAGGAGAAATGCAGGGAGGCGAAAAAGGAACTGGTAGCACGATTCCGCACCTATGGCATTAATGAGGTGCAAGATGGGGGCTGCAAGTGCAAGATATTTTGTTATCGACAGAGAATGGTAGATGGACGAAGCTGATCTAGGGAATGACCAAGCGCAACAACGGCTTGATATATTGATTAAACAGGCTAGGAAGCCGCTGGCGAAGGGCGAACCCGGAGAGTGTACTCTATGCGGCGAATACTCAGGAAGGCTCGTCGAGTCAGTATGTGCGCCGTGTCGAGATCGTTATAAACTAAGGTAGAAGATGAACTGGACATTGCGAATGGTAAAGCTAGAGGACGAGTCTGGTATCTACTACGAGGTCAGGGAGATTCATTACGATGAACAAGGAGTCCCGTGGGGTCACACTCTCGCAGTAGTCTCAGGACGTAACCGAGCAGATACCATAGAGTATGCCAAGCTATTAGTAGAAGGGGCATCACTACCAGCTATTGTATTCACTGACGTATTCGTTAACCACTATGCCGACAGTACCACAGCAAGCGACCTGCGCGGAGTTAGGCTGCAATAGCCCACGCACTGTAACAGTCTACTGCCTACAGCACGGGGGCAGGGACACAGTAAGCAGATACACAGCACCAACAGACGAGAGGAAAGAGAGCAATGCTCAATACTCTACCAGACACTGGCAACAGGTGCGACAGACCCAACTAAGCAAGCAGCCTGTATGTCAAAGCTGTATATCTCGTAACATAGTAACCCAAGCCCATCATGTCGATCACGTGTTCCCGTGGCAACAGATAGGGAAGCAAGCCTTCTACATCAATCTATTCCAATCACTATGCGCGTCATGCCATAGCAGTAAGACCACGCTAGAGGCTAAGGGTATCTATCGCTACTACCATTCGGGCTTATATAAAGATTATTTTATTCAAGACTACGAGGAAGTGGCATCGCTTATCATTTAGCGTCTAAGTCATTGAAAGACAATTAGAAACTAAAAAAACGAGCCGTTGCTAAAGAG